TGACCATCACAGCACCCGTTTTTGAATTAATAAATACCAGATCCTCATACTGTGTTCCACTCCTGTGCCTGAGCATCTTCTTTGCGTTCGCTCGGATACTTCTTGTAATGTGCTTATTTTCCCCAAGTGCGTTAAACTTATTCTGATACTCGGCAGATGCTATTTGTTTTCGGTCAATTTTAGAAGCTTCATAAGCATACTTAGGTTTGCTGGCTTCTGCATATGCAGTATCATCATTTTCAATAAACTGCTGCTGGAGTTTTTTTCGTTCTTCATAAGGCATTCCTAGTATACTGTCATTTGTAATACCTCTATGTATACAATGGCAGTTCACACTTTCGCTTGCCGGAAGAATCGGGTCAATCGGATACATAGGATAATATGTTATCCCATTCCTGCCAACCAAAGTAAACGGCTGCTCCTTGGGAACAATCTGACCACTCATATCTATATGGTTGGGACGTGGTTCATTCTTGTGCGTTCCTGTATGTACCCATTCCTTTCGGTCAGTCGCCGGACTTTGCTGGATAGCCTCCTCATGCGCCACCGAATGCGCCCGCAAAACTTCTGTCAGTGCAACCCTTCTAGCCTGATAATATTCTGTACGCCACCCACCATCCATGATTTTTCTTGTAAGTTTTTCAATGCTTTCCCCATTGTCTATAGCGTTTTGTATTAGGTCTGTAAGTTGTTTATGGGTATTGATTTTCATTAATCGGCCAAGTTCGCTGCTCCATGATTCCATCCAGTTTGATGTTCTTTGTCTAAGCGTATCAACTACCAAATCTGCCTCTGTCACTTTCATATATGCTGTGGCTAATTGGGGAACTTCTATATCCAGCATATCTGCTGCCGCTTCTTCAATCTGTTCGGCGATATCATCATTTTCCATCATTTGAAATACTTTTTTCTTCGCTTCTTTCCATCCGCTGGCAGCAGCCAGCGCCATAAGAAGTTCATCCGTCTGCGAATGTAAGATATCTGCAATTTTATCCTGCAATGAATTTATCTGTTCTACGGTTTCCTCTGCCTCTGCAAATCCTTCTTCTATCAAAGTCTGTGTCAGTTCCTCATCTGCCTTGGCAATATAACAGTCAATCGCACTGATAATCCCTTTTGCATTGGAAATAACCGCCTTTGCAATCATATGATAATATCTTGGCTGCTGCATATTATGCATATTATTCACCTGCTTTCTGCTGATATCCAATCAATGCCTTGCGGATTTCCAGCATAACAGGGAGGATATCCTTATCTCTTACAGATGCTTTCTGTATCTGATTATCAAGCTGCTGCATTTCATCTTCTGATACCATTATTTTACTTTGCTGATACGTTGTATTTTCTTCTGTAGACTTGATTTTACCCTCCTGCATATTTCCCAATACATTCCCCGAAAATTCCTGCTGCATCTGCCCCTGTGATGTCGTTTTTGCATAGGCAAGTGGTATATCGCCCCAATCCCCTTCGTAGTCCTCACACCCATCTTTTCCAAGTACAGTATACGTTAATTCTTTTGCTGTATTCGGTGTCAATCCACCTGCGCGCTCTGTAATATTAAGCATCTTTTGCATATCATCAGGATTCGTTATATCTGGCGCATCAAACTGTATTTCTACATAGCGGAAGCGATATCCGTTCAACAGTTTATTATTTACAATCCATGATAAAGATGCCCTTTCCGGCTGAAATACCTGCTTTTCCGTAACTTCCATTGCTGTCTGTGCTGTTGACCTGTTAAAATCTGTGGTATATCCTGTATAAAGATCAGGCAGCAGGAAAGCAGACTGCACTTTTTTTCTTCCGTTTTCCTGATACTCTTGAAACAGCTCATCCTTTTGCAGAATACTGGCAAGGTCTTTAATTTCTACTTCCGGCTGTTCCGTTCCATTAAACTGCGCTGAAACTTCATTGTTTTCTACTTCTAAAACAAGATAAGAATGCTGCCCGCTTTCCCCCTCTATCTCATTCATATAATTTTGCAGCTTTTCAAACGCATCATCAGACAGTGTACCGCCTTTAATTAATATCATTAAAGGCGTATGCCTGCCTTTGCGGAAATAAGCGTTATTAAGCACTTCTGCCCGTCGGTTTCCATCCACTGTTAAAACCTGTCCAATCCAGCGTACTTCTCCATACGGCATACTTCCTACCTTGAAATCAATAATTTCGTTTGCCTGATTATCAATATCAATCTGCTCATCCGTTTCATTGGCGTACTGACCGTTGCGTTTATCCATAATCCTTGGATCGCCAAACTCCTTAAAATAAACCGTCTTTCCTGCAACATTCTGCCGAAACTTCCGAAATTTCTTTTTCCTGCGGATTGCTTCGCCATTATAAAAAAATACAGATTCAATGTATGGCTCCAATGGATATGTCATATCAATCGTAGGCGTATCAATAATAAATTCTAGCTGTACCACATTTCCCTTCATATCCCGTATCACTTCACAATAAGATATCCCGTATGTTTCCCTGTCACGGACAATATTTTCAAAAATCTCCTTTATCATGCAGTCCATATTTAGGAGCGCAATTGTTCTTTGTGCAAGATTCCACTCTGCTTTCATTTCTTCAGTTTCCTCGTTATAATCTTCCTTGTAATGGATGGATATGCCAAATCCGGAAATATTATTTTTGTATGCTCTAATGCATTGGGGAAGGATTGTAGAATTATCAACCAGTTCCTTTAATCCGTACATATTAACCGGATGCGGTATCCACTCATCCGCGCTGGCAGCAGATGCCCTTGTTAACTGTTCGCTTGTATCGGACTTTTCAATCCGGCTGCTGCCCTTATAAAAAACCGAAGGCGTATTATCTGCTTCCTGTGCCTTAATAACCTTAACACCTATATTCCTAACCGGCTTTTTCTCATTATCCATTATTTTGTTTCCCTCCCTTCCGCTTATAAACCATTGGCAGACATACCAGCAGTATACAGTCTGCTTCATCAGGAGAAGTCAATCCCCGTTTTTTCATTTCTTCCTTGCTTTCTACTTTCTGTTTCCCGTTACTGGTAAAAAAATACTTCCGACAAGATAATTGACCAATAAGGTCATTATCATTCGGAAGTATAATATCCGGTTTATGAGGATTCCCATTATCATCAAATGGAGCAATTAAGTCCCTGACAACACCCATCATATAAGTAGTGGAATCAGCATAGTATTTGTGTTGAATCTTCTGTCCAAAGTTCACAGGAAGTACAATCATATCAGTAAATACTGCCGGTTCTGTACGGATATAGCTGCGGAGCTGATCAACAACACCGCCGCCGACACCACCATCATCCACTTTTACGCCAATCTGCCCTTTGAACTTATATTGTTCTTTTAAATGCTTATAAAGAATTGCAATATTACTTGCCGTCCAAGTAGTATCCTGCCCGTTGTATTTCTTGAATATCTGAACATATTCATTTATCCGATATCCAATACAAGTTTTATCATTTCCAAAGCGCGCCACATCACAGCCAATCTCTATTTTGTAAATGCCGCTTGTGTCAGCAGGCAGTAAATTCCCGTTATGATCTCGATATTTCCCTAAAGCCTTTGCTGTGGCATCTGTTATTTCTGTCTGCCTGCTTCCGTCCAGCCATGCAATCGGGATAAAAATATCATCTTCCTGCTCTGGGAACTCACCATACACGCGAACTTTGACAACGTTGCTGTTTTCCCCATACTTGCGCTTCATAACCGCAATGTTCTCTTTATTTGTCCGTTTGCTATGTTCCGCATTTACTACATGACACCGATACAATGCCTTGTCTACCGTATGGCTTTCATAGAACGTTCCAGAAGCCTTTGTTGGATTTCCCATAAGCAGCAGTTTATTGTTAACCCCTGATAAAGTACCTGTGATAGCTTCCATAATGGGGTCTGCAACGCCTGACGCTTCATCCACAACAAAAAGCAGATTGTCTTCATGGAATCCCTGCATATTTTCTGGTTTTGTCGCAGTCTTAGCAACCGCAAACCAGCGCTCCTCATACCCTTGGACATAAACATATGTTTTTGTCCACCGCAGCAGCAGGGTCAGCAATGGCGATTGATGCATCCACTTATCTACTTCCGGCCATAAAATATCATGAAGCTGCTGCCTAGTAGGCGCTGTTGCAACAATTCTCGCATATGGGAAACACGACAAGAACCATAAAAGCAATGCTGCTTCTACACCTGTTTTTCCAACTCCTTGCCCCGATCTGACGGATACCCTTGGATAATCTCTTAAATCATAAGCAACATCCTTTTGCCAGTTATCAGGTTCAAACAATAAAACTTCTCTCATAAACAAAACAGGGTCATTTGTCCATAATGGAATACTTTCATCAAGAAATTCAGCAAGCCAGTTCTCATTATTCATCTTGTTTTTTCCTTCCCTCAAGGACTTTCTCTGCCCATGCTTTTAAGGTATCATTTCCTTCATGTTCGCTGCATCGCATCCTCTCCGTTTCAGCTTCCAGTTTCTTTATACGGGCTTTCTGTTCATCCGTTGTAAGCTCCCATCTGTCATGTAGTAATTCATTATACTGCTTGATCATACCTCGAAGTTCGCCTTGTGCACGCGCCTGTGCTTTCAAAAAGTTTGCCTGTTTATCCCATGCCTGCTGTACTTCCCACTTCTCCCCAATCACATTGCCGTCTTGTTCTGCAACCTTTTCGATGGTTTTATCGTTCCTGTCACGAACATACATAATCTGTTGTGATCGCATAATGGCAGCATAGGCAATCTGAATCTGATTCCATAACACATCCAATGAATCGTCCGGCATTTCTTCAATAATCGAAAGGGTTTCTTCCGGAAGATACTTGCGAAAAAGACCATGTTTTTCTGCGTTACTGTTTTTCTTAGGTGCTCCATGACCAGACGCATTTTTGTTGCCCGGCTGACCGCCTTTTTTCTTTGTTGTACAACTTTGCTTTTCTGATTGTTGTACAACATTCCATTTATCTCTATTCTTCCAAACTGCAATAACCTTTTCATCTTCACCTAGAAGCTCTGCAATCTTTCTGTTTGTTATATTCCCACTATGTTCTTTATAAATCTCATACGCTTTATCACGGTTTGGGCTTCGCTTCCTTGCCAATTACCACCACCTCTCATTCGTTTGTTTTGTTTTCTAAAAAGAATATAAGAGAGGCGCCGCGGTTCTGCTGCCGCGGCGCCTCTCTTGATATAAT